GTTTGGGAAGAAGCGTGTAGGACCATACCCGTATACTGGACCTAAGATGAATGTGACTTCGCCAGAAGACGAAGCTGGCATCATCGGTGGTTCACTTTCGATTTAAGACACAGCCTAGTTGACTCAATCGTCACGACGAGTACGACAAAACATATACAAGGAGACATAGACAAATGCCAGACAAGGCCCCTGCAAACGCGACGGTTGAGGACACCGATGTTGAGAGCAACGACAACGGTGCAGAAGACAACAAGGTTGTGCTGAAGACATCCGGTGATGTCAAGAAGCTTTTGGAGAAGGTGCGCGCTGAGGAGAAGTCGAAGCTTTACCCTCAGATCGAGCACTACAAGAAGATCGCTGAAACGAGCGCCCAGCAGATCGAAGTGCTGACCAATGAACTGAAGAAGGTTCAGACGGACACGGAGAAGACGAAGAACGAGAAGAAGTCTGAGTCAGAGGATATCAAGAAACAGCTTGAGGACTTGAAGCAGCAGCTTCTCCTTGCCGATAAGCGTCAGAACGCTCTTGCTGAGGAAGCTCAGCGTCAGATCGCCGCTCAGAAGCTCGAAGCCTACAAGGCTCGGGCGATTGCAAATGCTGGTGGTGAGATCATCCCTGAGATGATCGAAGGTGATAGCGAAACAGAAATCGATGCAGCCATCATTCAAAGCAAAGCTCGGTTTAAGGAAATCAAAGACCAAGTGCAAAAGGCATTGAAAGCCCAGCGCGCCGCTGCTCCCCTTCCGGGACCTAGCGGTACACCACCCAACGCCGCACCGCAGGATAGGCCCGATGCGAATGAGCTTACCGCTCAGATGATCGGGGATATGGACCCGAAGAAGTGGGCCGAGGATCGCCTCGCCATCCGCAAGGCTGTTGATTCGCAGATGAAGAGGTTCTTTCAGGGCCAATAATCTCGGGAAATAAAACGGGAGGGCTTAATGCCTTATACATATTCTCAGTCGAATATGACCGCTGCCACTTCGGCTGGCGCGGCTAGTGGTGGCTATCAGCTTTCGCAGGCCATCATGCTGGTTTACTCCAAGGAGATCATGTTCTGGGCGCAGCCGGTCTTGAAGTTCGACCAGTTCGCGGTCAAGAAGCTTGAGCTTGGCGTCACGCCTGGCTTGACGATGAACATGCTCCGCTACAACAACCTGACTCCTGGCGGAACGCTGACTGAGGGCACGCGCATGGCCACTCAGCCGCTTACAGCGTCCCAGATTCAGATCAGCGTTGCTGAGCAGGGTAATGCTGTCTCGGTGTCCGAGTTGCTGCTCCATGTGTCCTTCGACGATGTTATGGCCTCGGCTGCGAAGCTGCTCGGCTTTGACATGGCGAAGGTGCTGGACGCTCAGCTTCGCGACTCCTATGTCGGCTGCACGAACGTCATTTACGCGAACGGTGAAGCCAACCGCAACGCGCTGCTCGATCAGGACCTCTTCAACACTGGTCTTATCAAGGATGGTGTTGAGACCCTGAAGATCAATGATGTTCCGCAGCTTGCGGGCGGATACTACGTCTGCTTCGCGCATCCTCACCAGCTTCGCGGCCTCCGCGATGACAACTACTGGATCAGCGCCCAGCACTACGGGTCGCCTGACAACCTGTTCAACGGTGAGGTTGGACGCTACGAGGATGTGATCTTCATCGAGTCCACGCAGATGCCGAACGGTCGCCCTACGGGTGGCGCTGCGAACGTCAACGCGCTCGGCTACAGCGCGGCTCTCGATAAGGCCCAGACTGGTGCTCTGTCTGTGTCCAGCGCCGTGTATCAGGCTGTGATGTTCGGTGACAATGCGGTTGGCCATGCCATCTCTCTGCCGGTTGAGATGCGTGACAACGGTATCACCGACTTCGGCCGCGAGCATGGATTGGCGTGGTATGGCATCTGGGGCGTCGGTCGCATCACGGATGTCAACATCGTCCGCATGGAGACAGCGTAAGTCTCGACCCAAAAAGGGGAGGGGTCGAAAGGCCCCTCCCCTTCTTTTCACATACTAACTAACATAGGAGACAAATATGGCCAACAATGAAAACGCGCAGCAGAAGCCCGGTGCTGCACTTCAAGCTTTCAAGGAGGGGCAGAAGCCTTCTGATTCCGCGCCCGCTGCGACTGTCGTCACTGACACTTCGCGGCAGGTTCGCAAGGTCCAGGTGAAAGCGCTCGATACTGGCTCTTTCCGCGTCGGACCTACTTGGTATGCGATGACCAAGGGAAAGAACGTCACTCTCCCCGAGGATGTTGCTTCCTACTTCAAGGGGCTCCGCAAGGTCGAATAGCTCTCTTGTTCGTGAGGCTGACAATACGGGGATGAGAGAACTTAAACGGTTAGACCAAACAAAAACTGTGCC